TCGTCTCCGAGCAGCCGGGGCCGCACCCGCCCCACCCGGCGGGGGAGCGCTCGCGGGAGGACCCCGAGTGGCGGGCGTACCTCCGCGCTGCCGCCGACTGGAAGCGCGCGTACGACACTCACCGCGGGCGCGCGATGCAGGCCGCGCGGACGGTCCAGCTCGCCGGCGAGTACGAGCGGAAGCCGTTCTACCTCCCGATGCAGGTCGACTTCCGCGGGCGGGTGTACCCCGTGCCGAGCTTCCTGAACCCGCAGGGCGACGACCTCGCGCGCGGCCTCCTCGAGTTCGACGAGGGCAAGCCGGTCCGCGACCGCGAGCAGCTCCAGGCCCTGCACACGCACGGCGCGAACGCCTGGGGGCACGACAAGCTCCCGTTCCGCGAGCGCAGCGCGTGGGTCGCCGCGAACGCCGGGCGCATCCGGCAGTCCGCCGCGGACCCGCTCGGGTGCAACTGGTGGCGCGAGGCGGAGAGCCCGTGGCAGTTCCTGGCGTTCTGCCTGTCCTATGCCGACCGGGAGGCGGACCCCAGCGCGGACCTACATGTTCCCTGCTACTTCGACTGCAGCAACTCGGGGCTGCAGCTCTTCTCGATGCTCGCCCGGGACCCGGTGGGGGCGCGGTACACGAACTGCGTCCCGACGGACGCCCCCGAGGACATCTACCGCGAGGTCGCCCGGGACGCGACGGCGATCCTGCGCGCGAGCTCGGCCCCGGAGGCGGCGCAGTGGCTCGAGTTCCTGGACGGGGAGGTCCCGCGCAAGTTCGCCAAGCGCCCGACCATGGTCCTCCCGTACTCGGCCACGTTCCACGCGGTCATCAAGTACGTCCGCGCGGAGTACGAGATCGCCCGGGTCGCGAAGGGGTGGACGCCGTTCCCGACGCTCGACGGCGGCGGCTACCGGGCCTCGGCGTTCCTCGGGCGGATCATCTGGGACGCCATCGGACGTCGGCTGGGTCCCGCGCAGGAGCTCATGGCCTGGCTCCGGGGCGCCGCTGACGTCTGCTCGGAGCACGACCTTCCGGTCAAGTGGAGCGCGCCCAGCGGCTTCCCGGTTGTCCAGTGGTACCCGAAGTGGAAGAGCCGGCGGATCGTCACGTCGCTCGAGGGGACCGTCCGGTGGACGCGGTACCGCGAGGACCAGGACGACGAGCTCAACGCCGGCAAGCAGGCCGATGCGGTCGTGCCGAACTTCGTGCACTCCATCGACGCCGCCATCCTCGTGCGCGCGGTCAACCGGTGCCGGGAGAACGGCATCAAGAACCTCGCCACGATCCACGACAGCTTCGCCTGCCTCCCGACCGACGCGCCCGCCATGCTGCGGGCCCTGCGGGGGTGCGTGGCGGACACCATGCGGACTGACTGGGTCGCGCGGTTCCGCAAGGACGTCGAGGCGTACCTGCCGGCCGGCGTCGTGCTGCCCGCTCCGCCGGCGCTGGGTTCCTGGAATCCCGACGAGGTCCGTGACGCCACCTACTGGGCGTCCTGACCGCGGTTTCTGGGGTAGTCTTCAGTCTCGAATTGCAACATCCTATGCGTCCAGGAGGGCGCGCATGAACACGAAACCGAAAGAGAAACGCATCCGCATGACGACGCCCGCAGGGGTGGCCGTCTTCCCGCACCTCGCCGCGCCGGACACGAAGTTCGCCACGGCGGAGAAGCCCCACGGGCACTACCGGCTCGGCGTGAGCCTGCCGATGGCCGACCCGGCGACGCAGAAGCTGATCGCCGACCTCGAGGCGATCCGCGACGCGGGCGCGGCGAAGGCGCAGGCGGAGAACCCGAAGAAGAAGATCAAGCTCGCCGACCTCCCGTGGAAGCCGGAGCTCGACGAGAACGACGACGAGACCGGGAACGTCATCTTCAACATCAAGTGCGCCGGCGGTGGCGTGCGCAAGGACGGCACCGAGTACACGCGCACGGTCGACGTGTTCGACGGCAAGAAGAACAAGCTCGACCCCAAGAAGGTCGGCATCGGCGGTGGCTCGACCGTCCGCGTCGCCTTCGAACCGTCCGCGTTCTACGTGCCGGCCCTCGGCGCGGGCCTCACGCTCCGCCTCGAGGGCGTCCAGGTCCTGCAGCTCGTCGAGTACGGGCGCCGGGACGCGGACAGCCTTGGCTTCGAGTCTGTCGAGGACGGCTTCGATTCGAGCACCGGCTCGACGGAGCAGGAGACGGCGGACGCCGGGGCGACGGGCGAGTCGGTCGACGACGACGCGATCTAGTTGCATGGCGAAGCGTGACCACCGCTCGAAGGACCTCGCCCATCGGTACGGGATCACCGTCGAGCAGTTCGACGAGATCCGGTATCGCCAGGGGGACGCCTGCGCCCTGTGCGTGAGGCCCTTCGGGCGGCGGCGCGCGCCGCACGTCGACCACAATCACGAGACGAAGCGCGTCCGCGGCCTCCTCTGCCAGAACTGTAACACCGGCCTGGGGAAGCTCGGCGATGACCTGCGCGGGGTCCTCCGCGCCGCCATGTACCTCGCGGGGGACTGCTAGTGGCCCACGGCCCCTGTGAGAGCTGCGGGTCCAGCGACGCGCGGTTCACGTACCCCGACGGCTCACAGCACTGCTTCTCCTGTAAGGACCACCGGTTCGCCGACCGAGGCGCCGTAGTCGGGGGGCGCATGGACGAGGGCCCGCCTTCACACCGACTGGAGAAGGCGCCGGCCCCCGCGCGCAAGTCTGGCCTCATCGAGGTGGAGGTCGACGCGCTCGTCCCCCGCAAGATCACCCTCGAGACCTCCCAGCACTTCGGCGTCGGCTACGGCGAGCTCCGCGGCGATCGGTGCCAGGTCTACCCCTACGCGGACGCCCGCGGCCGGGTCGTGGCGCAGAAACTGCGGTTCGAGGGCAAGCGGTTCCAGATCGTCGGCGACGCGAAGAAGATGGGCCTGTTCGGGGCCCACCTGTGGAAGAACGGGGGCAAGTACCTGATCGTCACCGAGGGCGAGGTCGACGCGCTCTCCTTCTCCCAGGTTCAAGGCAACAAGTGGCCCGTCGTCAGCATTCCGAACGGCGCGCAGAACGCGCTCAAGGACTGCAAAGCGAGCCTTGAGTGGCTCGAGACGTTCGAGACGGTCGTTCTCGCCTTCGACGCCGACGAGCCGGGGCGCGCCGCGGCGCAGGAGGTCGCCGCCCTGCTGTCCCCGGGCAAGGCGAAGATCGTCCACTGGCCGGAGGGGATCAAGGACGCGAACGACCTGCTCAAGGCGGGGCGCGCGAAGGAGCTCGTCGAGTGCTTCTGGAACGCCCACGCCTGGCGCCCCGACGGGCTGCTCACCGGGGACGCGGTGTGGGAACGGCTGCTGCTCAAGGACTCGGTCGGGGCCGTGAAGGTCCCACACTCCGGGCTGCAGACGAAGACACGAGGCATCCAGCCGGCGGAGACGTGGTTGCTCGTGGCCGGCACCGGCTCGGGGAAGTCGACCACATCCCGAGAGTGGGCGGCGCAGTTCGCCGCGCAGGGGATCAAGGTCGGCTACATCGGGCTCGAGGAGGGCATTCGTACCTCAGCCATCGGCCTGCTCGGTGTGCTCACGAACCGCCGACTCCTGTTGGAGGAGAATCTCGACCCGCGCGAGCCGGACATCCGCAAGGCATTCGACCGGATCAAGGACAAGGTCGTCTACTACGACCACTTCGGCTCCCTCGAGTCCGACCACCTGGTCTCGAAGATCCGGTTCATGTTCAAGGGCGAGGGGTGCCGGGTCGTGTTCCTCGACCACATTTCCATCGTCGTCTCCGGCATGGACGGGGAGCGCGACGAGAGACGAGAGCTCGACCGACTCTGCACGAAGCTGTCGTCACTGGTCCAGGAGACTCGTTGCTCCATCGTGGCCGTGTGCCATCTCTCACGGAAGGAGGGCACACCACACGAGGAGGGGCGTCCGGTCACCCTCGCGGACCTCCGCGGCTCGCACGGTCTCGCGCAACTCGGCTACACGATCATCAGCCTGGAGCGTGACCAGCAGGCGGCGACGGACGACGAGCGGGACCTTTCCCTGGTCCGCGTCGTGAAGTGCCGGCACACCGGCATGACGGGCCCCGCAGGGTACGTGCGCTACCACCCGGACACCGGGCGGCAGCTCGAGGAGCTCGACGCGCCGGTCACCTTGACCGACGGGGATGCGCAGGGTACGCTCTGATATGCAACTTCCTTCCTCCGCGGTCGACCTGTACAAGGTCAAGGCCGACGCCTACCAGTTCCTGCTGTACGAGCGCGGCAGCGCTCCCGCTGACCGGGAGACCGTGAAGGGCGAGGAGCTCGCCGGCTACCACGTCGTCGGCCACTACACGACGCCCGAGACGCTGCTCAACGGCCTCCGCTGGCGCCTGCTCAAGCAGAAGTCGAAGCGGGCGGCGACGCTCCAGGAGTTCGTCGAGCGCGCCATCGGGCAGCTCGAGGCGCAGCGGCCGGTGTTCGAGCGGATCGTCACGGACGCCGTGAAGGCCCGGCTGCCGTGAGCGACTGCCCGCGCCGGTGCAAGTTCGGGTACTTGGGAACCGCCGAGATCCCGACGTACGGCGCCCCGATCACCGAGGGCCGCATCGGCATGCACCTGGAGTTCCGCGCGCGCTGCGGGGACCCGACGAAGGTCCGCCTGTGCCCGTGCCAGACGGACCCGGAGGGAGAGGCGGAGAAGCAGCGGCAGGCGAGCAACGCGTGGAGGCTCGAGCTGTGAGAAACACACAATACCGACTCACCTACACCGGCGCCCTTATGCGCTTGAACGATAGTGGCCAGTGGGAGTACGTGCAGAAGAACAGTCGTTGGCCGCGAAAGCCGGTCCGCGCGCTGCGTGTAGACGACTATGGGTATGTCTGTCGTCTCAACGGAAGCGTGTGGGAGCGCGTCAAGGATGAAGATGACTTGTGGGAGCCCGCGTGAGCCGGTTCGCCAAGTACCGCCGCGCGCTCCGGGCCCTGCGCACCGAGTGCCCTCCCCCGCCCGGCCGCCGGATCCGCGTGCGGCTCGATCACTCCCGCCGCTGGCTCTTCGAGTTCGGCGGCTGCAGGGTCTCCGACGCGGGGGTCGCGAACATCTACCTGCGCACCTGGTATGGGGGGCGGCGCGTCACCCCCGAGGAGCTCCGAGACTCGGTCATCCACGAGTGGGCTCATGCGACGTCCTGGACGGAGAACGAGGAGGACCACGGTCCGAGCTTCGGGATCCACTGGGCGGCGGCGTATCGCGCGGCGATCGAGGATTAGCGCGTGCGCCTGATCGCCGACCTCGAAACCGACGGGCTCCTCGACACCGTCTCCCGGATCCACTGCCTCGTGACGCGCGACGCGGACACCGGGGAGGTCCGGGCGTACCACGGGAACGAGGAGATCACCCCGCGGAACGGCTCCGTCGCCGATGGGGTCCGCGCCGTGGCCCACGCCGCCGTCCGCGCCGGCCATAACTGGGCGAATTACGACGAGCTCGTCCTCGACAAGTTCTTCCCCGGCTGGAAGAACGGCGGCCGCGTGCTCGACACGCTGGTCGGCGCGACCGTCGTGTTCCCGAACGAGCACCTGTCGCACCTGGACCACGGCCGCTCCAAGATCCCCGGCCAGGCCATGCCGCCAAAGCTCATCGGCCGGCACTCCCTCGAAGCCTGGGGGTGGCGCATGGGACACCGGAAGGACGCCAAGCCGCAGGACTTCTCCACGTTCACGCAGTCGATGCTCGACTACTGCATCCGGGACGTCGAGGTCACCGCAGAGCTCTTCGCCCGTCTCGACGCCCGGGTGAAGAACGGCACGCTCACGCTCAAGGCTTGGGACCTCGAGCAGCGGTTCAAGGCGGAGATCACCCGGCAGGAGGAGCACGGGATCGAGTTCGACGTGCCCGCCGCCGAGCGCCTGGTCGCCCGGCTCCAAGGGATCCGCGCCGCCATGGCGGCCCACCTGCAGACCGTGTTCCCGCCGGTCGAGGAGGTCTACCTCACGAAGGTCCGCAAGGAGCGCAAGACGCGGACCAAGACGTTCAACCCCAACAGCGACCTGCAGATCGGGCAGCGCCTGATGGCCCGGGGGTGGAAGCCGACCCAGTACACGAAGGGCGGGAAGAACAGGAAGCCGGGCCCGGTCGTCTCGGAGGAGGTCCTCGAGGAGGTCAAGGTCGAGGGCGCGGCGGAGATAGTCAAGTACCTCCGGATCTCGAAGCGCCTCGAGCAGCTCGCCGAGGGGAAAAGCGGCTGGCTCGCGCGCGTCGGGAAGGACGGCCGGATCCGCGGCCGCGTCGAACACAACGGGGCCGTGACGTCCCGCGTCAAGCACAGCGCGCCGAACATGAGCGCGGTCCCGAAGGTCGGCAAGTGGCTCGGCCGGAAGTGCCGGCGCCTCTTCCGCGCCGCCCCGGGGCACCTGCTCGTCGGCCTGGACGCGAAGGGGCTCGAGCTCCGCATGATGGCCCACTACTTCCACCCGCTCGACGGTGGCGCCTACGCCGAGGTCGTCTCCAAGGGCGACCCGCACGACGTCAACCGCGCCGCCTTCGGGATCCCCCCGGGGAAGCTCGGGCGGGACACGGCGAAGCGGGCGATCTACTGCCTGCTCTACGGGGGCGGGGACGGGAAGCTCGCGAAGACGATGGGCGTGTCCCGCGAGGCGGCGAAGAAGGCGCGCGCGTCGTTCCAGCGGAACACGAAGCCGTACCCGCGGCTGCTCCGCGCGATCGCCGACGAGGTCCGTCGCACGGGGTCCCTCGGGCTCCCCGACGGGCGCCGGGTGTGGGTCCGGAGCGCGCACGCGGCGCTGAACACGCTGCTCCAGGGTTCCGGGGCGATCGTAATGAAGGCGGGCGTCGTTCGCCTGCACGACCGACTGCGCGAGCTCGGGATCGACAACCGCGTCCGCCAAGTCCTCTTCTCGCACGACGAGGTACAATTGGAAGTTCCTATGGAGCTCGTGGACACCGTGAAGGCCGAGGCGCTCGACTGCGTCAAGTGGGCGGGCGAGCGGCTCAAGCTGCGGTGCCCGCTGGCGGCGGATGTGCACGTCGGCAAGGACTGGAGCGAAACGCATTGATCCACGCGATCCTCGACGGCGACCTGCTGCTCCACCGCGCCGCCTCCGCCTGCCAGCGGGAGTACCGGTTCGACGACGGCGTCCCCTGCGTCAGCGCGGACTTCCACCGGGCGACCGCGAAGCTCGCCGAGGACATTCACGACCTAGCCGGCAAGGTGTTCGCCGACAAGATCAAGGTCGCGCTCTCCGACCCCACGGGCCGCTACTGGCGCCACCAGGTCCTGCCGTCGTACAAGGCGCATCGCTCCCCGAAGGCCAAGCCCGTCCTGTTCAAGCAGCTCCGGGAGTGGGTGGAGTCGAACTACGACTGCCTCTGGCTTCGCGGGCTCGAGGGGGACGACGTGTGCGGGATCCTGTCGACCCACCCGCGCAAGCTGCGGGGCACGCGGATCGTCGTCGCCACCGACAAGGACATGCTGCAGATCCCCGGCCTCCTGTTCCGCCCCCACCGGGCGAAGGAGGGCGTGCAGGAGATCAGCCTCGAGGAGGCCGACCGATTCCACCTGCTGCAGACGCTGACTGGGGACCCGACGGACGGGTTCTACGGGCTCCCGGGCGTGGGCGAGAAGCGCGGGCTCAAGATCCTCACCGAGCCTGGCTGGGTCGGGCAGGACGACGCCCCCTGGGAGCGCGTCAAGTACGCCTACATAGAGCGCGGTCTGACCGAGTCCGACGCCCTGATCCAGGCCCGCGTGGCGCGAATCCTGCGCGCGGGCGAGTTCCATCAACGCATTGGGGTCCGACTCTGGGCTCCGGAAAGAGCAGCATGACGATCCTGTCCGAAGCGGCCGACATCACCTCCAACGACCGGCAGCGGTACTACGGCCACCCGGCCGACAATCACGGGAACACCGCCGCCCTGTGGACTGCCTACCTGCAGCGGAGGTTCGGGGTCGAGCTCGAGCTCGCCGCGCGCGACGTGTGCCTGCTCATGGTCCTCCTCAAGGTCAGCCGTGACGCGAACAAGGTCAACCGCGACAACCTCGTGGACATCTGTGGGTACGCCCGGAACGCCGAGATGATCGAGGAGCGCGCGGCCGAGCAAGAGGCGTGGACTGCCGTGGGGGAGTTCGAGAACAGCCCCAGCCGGACCCCGATCGTCCCGACGTCTCTCGGCCAGCCGGTGACGGCCAGGTCCGGTGGATCCGAACCCGCGCGCCTCCGCACGATCGAGGACTACCCGATCACGCGGAAGCTCATCGACGAGATCAAGGCCGAGAACGTCGCCCGCGAGAAGGGCCACGACGTGTATACCCGTCGGTACGGGGAGCACGACGACGTCGGCCCGTTCTAGACTGACGACTCTCCGAAGTGTGGGGCGCCCCCGGTTGCGAGCCGGGGGCGTTTTCGTTCGAGCACGGGCTGCCGTCTAGGACCCGAAACCGGCCTGGAGGGCCGCCCGTGAAGATCCCCCGCATCCCGCCCGAGCTCGTGGCCTACCTCGAGCGCCTCTGCCCGGAGGTCACCCCCGCCCCCAACTGGGGAGCCGAGTTCATCTGGGCGGCCACCCGCCGCGGCCTGGTCCTCGAGATCAAGGCGACCATGGTCGCCCAGCAGCGCCGCGCCGAGGACCCCAGCCTCGACGACACGCCCGCTG